CTAAGACACAGAGAGAGCTTGTATCAATTTATAACCACGTCTTTAAATCTAAGCGTAAAGTGACGAATTGTAGCCCTTGTTTAGTTAATCTTATAGACGACTTATTTAAGATATATGAAGGAGCTAAATAGTAACCAACTTAGAAAAAAACCGATTAAGGAGCTGACCACTATAGCTGACCAACTAGCGACTAGGCTACAGTGGTTTCACTCCACAGGTAAAGACCAAACAGACCCTAAGCAGTATAAGAGAATAGCCTCAGAACTCTTACACGTAGCGAATATAATCGAAGCAAAAGAAATAGAAAAAACCAAAAAACCTAAAATAAATTATGGGAACTAAAAAGAAGAATAAAGACGTAAGACCTAGACTAACAGGAGCTAAACTAGCTAATTTCAACTTTTTTAACAACAAAGAGAGTAGGGTATTAGTAATAGGAGACTTACACGCACCTTTTGACCTAGACAGCTACTTTGACCATTGCGTAGAAGTATATGAGAGATATAATTGTAATAGAGTGGTATTCATTGGAGACGTTATAGACAATCACTACAGCTCATATCACGAGACAGATGCTGATGGAATGGGTGGAGGTAAAGAGCTACAGTTAGCTATTGACAGATTAGCTAGATGGTATCATAGATTTCCTGACGCTGACGTAACAGTTGGAAACCACGACAGAATAATAATGCGTAAGGCTCAGACGGGTGGAGTTCCTAAGCAGTGGATTAGAGAATACTCTGAGGTACTTAATACACCACGTTGGAACTTTGTAACAAGCGTAGAGATTGACGACGTTTTATATATCCACGGAGAGGCAGGAACTGCTAAGACTAAAGCTAGAGCGGATATGAGAAGCACAGTACAAGGTCACTTGCATACACAGGCATATACTGAATATTTTGTAGGAGCTAACTCTAGAGTGTTTGGTTGTCAGGTAGGATGTGGTATTGATGCTAAGAGCTACGCTATGGCTTATATGAAGGTAGGTAAAAAGCCTGCTATTGGTTGCGCTGTAGTATTAGGAGGTAAAACGGCCGTTAATGAATTAATGGTTTTATAATGAAAGAGAGATGCACAGATTGCAAATGTGATGGTAATAACCTAGGGGAGTGCTCTAGGTTTTACCAAAGCGTTTCACACGATATAGAAGAGATGTTAGAGAATCCACCATTTGGAAACCAAGACGTAGCTGCAGAACGTAAAGCAACCCCTGTATTTTCAGGAGTACTTAAATACTTCCCTCTAGCTATTAAGGAGGTATCTAAGGCCTCTAAGGCAGGAAACGACCAACACCACCCAAATACGCCTTTACATTGGGACAGGAAGAAATCAAAGGATGAACTAGACGCCCTAACAAGGCATTTAATAGACCATAGTGTAAACCCTGTAGACACAGATGGACAGCTACACTTGGCGAAAGTTTGTTGGCGCTCCTTAGCAGCATTACAAAAGTATCTTGAAGGACAGGATATATAAACCTTAAAAATTAAAATTATGAATCAAATTGGAAAAGAAGAAAAGACGTGGTCGGTATTATTAAGATTAGTATTGATATGTGTAATAGCTTTAGGGGTTAATTTTATGCTATCTTAGATTATTAATAAAAGTTTTTTTTAATATAAAACCCTGAAATTAAGGCACTTACTAACGTAGGTGCTTTTTTTTTGAAAATAATTGTAAAAAAGTTTTTTTTAACTAAATAACCTTTGTATCTTTGACCCAACGATAACAACTAAATATAAAATTATGACATTTTCAAGAGAGTTCACAACATTAACAGAGACACAACAAGACAAAGTGGAGATACTTGCAAGAGATATTTTTGTAAAGGTAGAAACTGAAGATTATAATCACTTTGAGTTTTTAGGTACTAGATACAACAGAGAGACAGGTAGCTTAAACGCAGGATTTGAAATCCACACAGAAAATGAAGATTCTTTTATCTTAGAGCTTTTTTTAAACGAAAAAAACAGAGGGTTAAAAAAACAATTCAAACTAACTAATCTATAATAACAACTAACGGGGGTTAACTCCCCCCTTAAATTAAACAATATGTACACAATACTAGTAGTAAACAACAACAGATACCTAATTAACACAATGGTAACAGACCTATCACAAGACAAAGCCTGTGAGGCAATCTTACAAGACTACCCTGCAGACGCTGAGATACACTTTGAAGTACCAACTAAAGAAGACTTACAATAATATGAAATTAATAGTAAAGAGAGGACAGAAGACAGATGCAAAAATGTTGCAAGTAATTAGAGAAGCTGTAGAGGCAGTCACTAGCTGTGACGTAGTACTAAGAACTAGGCAGGTAGAGTATGTACAGGCTAGAATGATATTCTATAAATTTGCTAGAGAGAATAAGCAAACGCTACAGGCAATAGGTAAGTTCCTGAAGAGAGACCACGCCACAGTAATGCACTCACTTAAAAAGTTCGAACAAGACGTGCAATATGATTCAGCCTTTAGAGCTAAATACAACGCAGTAAGAGACGTTATAGGTAACTTAGATATAAAAGAGTGTGAAAATGCCACAGAGACGCTCCTAGAGGCTTATGAGATGCGTAACGCTAACCTAATAAAACAGAACGCAGAACTAAGGGCTAAACTATCTAGACTGACCTCAGACGACACTATTAACGAATTACTGACAGGATTACCTGAAGAGAGAATACAATATTTTATAGACAACCAATTGAAGTCTTTTGTAAATATAGAGAAGGCTATAATGAAGAGAGACGAAGCTAAGAGACAGGCAGATATTAAAGCTAAGAAGGAATTTAAGAGGTTGGCAATGCACGAAGAGGGTGGCCTATCTACAGATGGTAAAATATTTAGCTATGCAAGTATCTAATAATCAGTCAATAAGAAATTAATTTAAAAATAATTAGCAAAAAGCTTTTTTTAACCAATAATCATAATTACCTTTACAAAAATATTAATAACCAATAAAACCAAAACAATGAAAAGAAAAGTAAAAGTACACACAAAACTAGCAGTAAGAAACGTAAAGAGACAGGACACTACAACTAAGGTGGGTTTGTCTATAACTCTAGGGTTTATACTACCTATATGTATCTCTATGTTCGCTCACGTATTATCTAACTCAGCTACTATTACCTTTGGTAGCTTCTAAAAACAAAACTATGAATAAAGTAACCACATTACAACTATTAAGAAACATCGCTCAGGTAGAAGCTAGAATACTATCAGCTAAATACTATGATAACCAAACAGAAGAGAACGACAAGTTAAGCCTAAATGCTTGTGACGTATTAGAACAGGCAGAAACTAATTTATCACTATACCTAAATAAAAACTAAGATGACCTTTACAAATATTTACAACCAAATAGACACACAAGACGATTTTATTAACTGTGACAGATTTCTAGATATTGAGTTCGACCTCAACACATCACTAGAAGAGTTAGACTTATTTAATAACCAATTACAATAGATATGAAGGTAACGCTTAAAAATAGTATTAAAAACGACAAGTATACAGAGTATGTATATGATAAGTTCGATATACAAAACAGAGAAGAAACTGAAGTTAACATTAATTTCTCACTAGGAGAAGCTAAAGACTTTGATTGGAATATAGGGGTCATATACGGCTCAAGTGGTAGTGGTAAGACTACTATACTTAAGCAAATGGGTAAACTATCCAAAAGCGCATTTGACTCGGAGAAGTCACTAATATCCAACTTTGATTGGCTAGAGCCATCTGAAGCCTCAAGGCTTTTATCTAGTATGGGGCTTAGTAGCGTACCTACGTGGCTTAGACCTTTTCACTTACTAAGTAACGGAGAGCAATTTAGGGCTGAGTTAGCCTATAAGATAGGTATAGCAAAAGACAACGAGGTTGTACTTATTGACGAGTTTACTTCTGTAGTAGATAGAGACGTGGCTAAGTCAATGAGCTTCGCTATACAAAAGTATATAAGAAAAAACAATAAGAGAATGATAGTAGCTTCTTGTCACTATGATATAATGGAATGGTTAACACCTGATTGGGTTTGTTCTCCACAGAAAAAGGGAGGGGCTTTGGAAAGAAGTCCCTTACTTCGGGGTAGCCGTCCAAACATCGAGCTTCAAGTTAGTAGAGTCGAATCAAATACTTGGGACTTGTTTAAAGAACATCATTATTTAACTAGTAAAGGCAATAAGGCTTATGCGCATTACCTATTCACTTGGGGAGATGTACCTGTAGCTATAAATGTAATATCTCCATTGCCCTCAGCTTATATAAAAAGAGCCTTTAGAGAGAGTAGGATAGTTGTATTACCTGACTTTCAAGGTTTAGGTATAGGGTTAGCTGTGAGCAAGTTTACTGCTAGTATATATAAAAACGATGGCAGAAGGTACTACACTAAGACTATACACCCTGCGCTAGGAGAGCATAGGAATTTATACACTAAAGATTGGAGACCTACTAACGACAACGGTAAGGTAAGAAAAAAAAGAAAAAAAGATACCAACTATGAAAGTCATTGGGCGCACAACTCTAGGATTTCTTATTGTCACGAATACGTAGGGGAGGCTTTAGATGGCTATCAGAATTTAATATTACCGATAAAAGAAATGAGAAATAATAATTTAAAACTAGAACTATGAAGGTAACACTATTAAACCACGAACAACTAGAGCTAACAGAAGCCCTAGATAATATGTATAACGACGAATACTACTATAAGTATTTAAACCTAGACAGAGTATTAAGCTACTCTACAATGAAGTGGCTATTGAAATCTCCTAAGTGGTTTGCACATATGAAGCGTAAAGGGATGACAGAGACACAAGCCCTGAGAGACGGTAAGTTAGTACATACTGAGATACTAGAGCCTGAGAAGTACGGACAATTTACCTTTGTAGATACATCTAGTAAGAATACAACTAAATGGAAACTAGCTAAAGAGCAGAACGGAGCTGAGAGCACCTATACACTTAAGGAGAAGTATATGGCCTCTAGAATAGCCTCAGCCTTCTTACAGAATGACGCTTGTGTATCTTTTATGAAGGGAGCTAAAACAGAAGAGCCTGCTCTAGTGGAAGTAGACGGATTAGCAGTAAGAGGTAAAGCAGATATATTCAAGGAGGGAGAATATGTAGCAGACGTTAAAACAACTAATGACGGATTGAAAGACGTAGAGCTAAAGAACGGGGATGTAGTTAATCAGTTTAAGTTTACGATATCTAAATACGATTATGACCTACAGGCTTACTTATATACGCAACTATACAATGTACCTGACTTCTATTGGTTAGTAATAGATAAGACCACTACAGATATAGGAGTGTTTAAAGCCTCACAGCAAACTCTAGAAACAGGTAAGATAAAACTAGAGGCAGCTATAGCAATCTATAAGGCATTTTTTGTTGACGAACTGATTGACCTATCACAATACCACAAGGAGGGTACGTTATGAAAAAAGAAGAGATTATACACTTTAACCACGTAGGGGCTTTATATGCCTTAAGCCTAGGCGTAACACCTGAACGAGTATTAGTAGCAGAACAAGAGGCAGCCTATGAGAATGACTTTGAGGCTGCCATAGGAATAAGAGATGCACTAAAAGACTATAACAATACAGATAAGCAATTTAACTGCTCAGTAAGAGCCGAAATAATAGACGACTATGATGACACCCCCGAGTATTGAGTTTTTGCAGAAATGCGCAGACACAACTAAGATAACAGAGATTCTAGGTAAGTGGCTAGACGCTAAACCTGATAACGTAGAATTACTAGATGTATATAATTCCTTCCTTAGAACATTTGTATATGTAAACAATCTAGAGCTAAGAGACTATAGCTTTAATAGGTTAGTATCTGAAGCACGAGAGAGCCGCAATAGAGCAGTTTTAAGGGCACGTAAAGCAGAAGAGGCACTTGAGATAGCAGATGCTAAAGTTAAGGACTTAGAGGCTAAATTAAAGATATTCGGAGTATGAGATTTGAAAGACCACAAGATATAGACAGAGAGAATAAGGCTATGAGAACTATAGCTAACAGATATGATTGGCAATACAAAAAGCTAGGGCCTCACGATGTGGATTTCTATATACAAGATATTGGCTATCTAGAAGTTAAGGGAAGGAATAGATATATAGATGACGCCTTCCCTCTACCCTTGGCAGAACGTAAGTATAAAAAGCTAATAGAGAAGCCTCTTAATAGTATAATTGTATGGAGCTGTTTTAACGGCCTTATTTATGCTGACCTAAGTAAACTTACCTTTACAAAGAGAACAGGCGGTAGAACGCCTAGGAATGGCTCTAGTAATGATATAGAGATGATGTATTATATAGAGAGACAACCTGCGTTAAAGTATATTAAAGGAGCTACCTTAACAAAGGAGTGGTAACGCCCTGTTAATTAGGTTGTTTTTAAATAAAGCCCTAGAAATCAAATCATTTCAAATGGGTTGCAAAATGACACTAATATGGCAGGTAAAAAAGGACGCTCAGGAGGTGCACGTAAAGGAGCGGGCAGGCCTTCTAACGGAGAGGTAATAAACATAAGACAAATCCTAGACGACAATATAGACGTAGACGTAGTGATACAGAAACTACTAGAGCGTATTGAATCAGGAGACCAACGAGCAATAGAGTTATTTCTTAAGTATAGAGCAGGATTGCCTAAGCAAGAGATTGACATACACACTACAGGAGAAGTAGACCACAACATAACTTTAAAAGGTCTTATCTCTTTTGACGAAGATTAATGATTAAATTAAGCCCTAAATATAAACCCTTATTTCTAAACGACTCTAGATACTTTATAGTAACGGGAGGGCGTGGCTCTAGTAAGTCTTTTAGTATATCTACTATGATACTATTGCTTACTT